ATACCTTGCGCTCCTGTTGCCCCCGTTGCTCCAGCACTACCTGTTGCCCCAGCCACCCCTTGAACCCCCTGAATTCCGACATTATCATTTATTTCGACAACGCTAGGTGATTCCAAAATATCAATTGAACTTTGGTCAATAGCGACCTCAACTATATTTATTTGGGTTACAATCTCGACAACACTCATGTTCTAACCAGCCGTCCATCTGCAATAATTGTTTTTTCTCCGCCCGCACTTGTTATTTTTAATTCAAAATAATAATAGGACTTTGACATTGTATTTGATTGGTCACCTGTCAGGGTTATTGACATCGTACCATTGACGGCATCCAAAATCAAACCAGAACCTGCACTCGAAAGATTGTATAAAGCATCCCCATCATCATCCGAAAGATCATCTTTTATTAAGAACTGACAAATAAACCCCGTAAGGTTATGAGGGGTGGTTTTTGCTGAATCCTGCCAGTAAGTGATAACAGGATTAAAAACCGAACCTTTGATAAAATTTAAATCAGTCATAATTTCGCCCTTTCAAATGCTTTTGATTCTTTAACTTTTAATTCTGCAAGCGTCAATTCATGCCCGTTGCGGTTGATAAATCTATTGAGGGTCAATCCACCATCGCGGAATAATTTGGCCTTTGTGACCCCCAGCGCGTCATTTTGAACGGATACTGGTTGACCCTTGAGCCATTGGCTGTATGTCGTATCACTTGGCACTTGACCATTCATGCTTGCCCGCGTTCCTGCGGGGGCTTCGTCTATGTCTATGCCCAATTCGCGGAAAGACTTGAGAACTGGGGTGTATGCGGAACGGCAGCCAACGTGGGCGGGAAGTGGTGGGGCTTTGTCTAAATCATAGACTTTCCCATCCCTCGATTTGCAAAGGTCGCTTGTCCGCGAATCCAAAGTGGCAACGTATTTTAGCCCTTTTATCAAATCCGCATTTGCCTGAAACAATTCATTCCGCGCCACGGATACAGTGTGTTGAACGGCAGTTCGAACCACGGCATAAGTCTGGCTTCGTGTGGTTTCAAGAATCCCGCTGTCTGATATGCGCTTGACGATTTGCTGGGTTGTCTGCCCCTCGGTAACGCCACGGCGAATTTCACTGGCAAGGCGGGTCTGGGTCGCTTGCCCGATACTCTCGAACCATTGATTTAAAAGCCTGCCATCGAACGGCTTGTCAGTGATTGCCTGCTTGATGACTTGGGGGGCAGCAAGAGTGTAATTAAGATTTACGGGGGTTTCTTGTTTGAGCAGATTCATTTGAAAATCAGCCTCATACAATGCAATATCAAATAATTCGCCCTGAACCCTGATATTTATATCCTGAAAATCCTTAACAATCTTTTCGAATTGAGCAATCATAGCCTCAAGTCGGGCGGTGGTTTGCTTGCCCTTCATGTGCTTTTCAATCCGTATCGCCAACTGATCCTTGAGGTCGGGGATAACTTCACCATCAAGAAAAGCCAGAATTTCATTGGCCACACGGGTTTTCAGCCCTTCCATGTACATCATGTGCCGAATTGTGGCATCCTGAATGGCTTCATTCGCGGTTTTGGCTATACCTTCAAGGCGGGGGTCTTTACGTGGCATCTTACACCGCAGGCGGCGCAGGCGGCAAAGTCAAAGCCCCGTTTTGGATTTCATCTTGCTCCTCGTCAAAATCTTTATCGTGTGAAATAACGTCACCAGATTTAAGGTTTTCAAATAAAGTTTTAGAGGAAATTCCACCATTCTGCCAAGTTGTGACAAGCGCGGTCAGCATTTGCGGGGTCATGGCTGTTGGCAGGAAGTCACGATTTAATTCTATTTCAGCAGGCGTTACCCCCATCCATTCACTTGCAATTTCAAGGCAACGATTAAGCCCCTCTGAAATTGCCTGTGCGATATTGGCAAGGATTGAATTTTCTCCCATGTGCCGCATAGACGCGGTTTCGGTTGATTCGTTTCTGCGCGATTCGGGCGCCAGCATTTGAGCCCCTAGAGCCGCCATCATGCCCTCTTTTGATTTTAACCGCTCGACAAGGGCGTTTAATCCCTGACCTGTAAACTCAAGGTATTTCGCATCCGCATCGGGGTTGGAAAACAGCCATGCCGTACTTGAACCTATTTTAAACTCTTGCCCTTTTGCATCCTCTGACTGAATTCCCGTGATTAAAGCCGTCGGCAATCCCGTGAAATGCGCCCCGTGTTCAAGGTCTGCGGTGGTTTTGTAATGGCTTAAATTTATATTGACCAACCCATTCAAAGGCGGCTTTTCAATATCGGAACTGGTGCCATTCACAGAGAAAAACACAAACGGGATATAAGTTAAAAACGCGCCGTTCTTAATCGGGTAGAATGGCTCCTCGAATAAAACCCATTCTTTTTTCTGGTTTTGGCGGTAAACTCGAACGCGGTATTTGCCATCATCTAAATCTAAGACGCGAATCTGGTCAATGATTGCGGTTTCAAATTCACCAGATTGTTCCTCTGCAACCTCTGAAAGGCGGATTTCGGTCAGTTGAGCCTTGTTGTTAATGCGGCCAACCTTCCAATTGCGGATACTTTCAGCTGTGTATTTTAAGAAATACGGGCGCATATTTAGGGACTGCGCCTGTGCCAAAGTAAGACCTTGTGCGTCATTACGAGGATATTCAACTAACACCCCAGCGCGTCCGACTTCCAAAACTTCGCCCGTCATATCCTCGGAAAACCCGCGCAAGCTATCTCCCTGCAAAGTCACATCGGAGTTAAAATCTTCCATGCCACCATGCTCAATTTCAGGGGATTTGCGGAATATCATCCCCGATAATCCTTGAATTGTGCGCCCTGTGGCCTCGTAGAACAAAGCCCGCCCGCGATATGCGTTGTAATCAGCGTCATCTTGCCCAGAGAGGCGGGGTAGGTACAAAGCCCCTGCGTTGTGAACGGCATATTGACCATCCGCAACATCTCTGCACGCCTTCCATTGCGGATTGAATTTATTATAATCAGGATGATAATCTTGAACAGCCATTCTACAGCCCTTTTAATTTAAACTTGACAACATCGTCTTTGACTATCGGGTAGCGATACGTGATGAAATACCCGCCCGCATCGACCATGTGGTCATGTCCGCTAGTCTTATCAGGCTCGCCGTTTTTATCATAGGCTTGCTTTTCCAAACTTTCAACATAATTGGGGCAAAAGTCAGTGTTGACTAGATAGTTATCGCCTTTGAACATGGCATTCATTGACAAAACTCTGTCTTTTACAGCGGGGTTTTTAGAGTTTACCAGCACAGAGAAACCAGCTTGGCGGAGTAAAGATAAATCGCTTTCGGACGCATTAACCGACTTTCTTGACCCACCGCTAGCATCGGGATAAACCAAAATAGAATGGTTCAGGTGCCGAGATTTGAGTAAAGAAATCATGGCAGGCGTATCCAATACCCCGCCGTATTCCATGACCGCCCGTGGTTTATTGTCCCTTATCACATGGATAACGGCGGACATCTTGCCCACGTTAAAATCCATCCCGATATGAAGGGAATCGTTTGGCTGGATTGTGTCGTTCGTGTGGTGTCGTGCGCGTTCGTATTCGGAATATACGCTGGCTGCGACCATGTTCACAAATTCGCCGTTCAAATACGCATCAAGTTGTTGCGGATTGAACATTTCTTTTAAATTATCAATATATTCAGGCGGCAGCCAAGGATTGGAATAAGTTGAAGCCTTGATGATGGCAGAACCTTTCATGGGGGTTTTCTCCCATTTTTCATACACAAAACGAAAACCTTCAGGCGTTGTCCCTACTGCGGCGGTGTTTATACCATTGCAGGGCGCGCGGTTACGGGCAACAATTTTGCCCCAAACATCGCGGGCTTTGTTTGTTTTTAATGTGTCCAACTCGTCACATATCGCGTGTGCAGATTCATAGCCAATTATCCTTTCGGGGCTGTCCATAGACCGCATTATTATTTTATTGTAGCCCTCAATTTCAAAAAAACTCTCGTTTTTATTTAAACGATATGGAATTCTGGTGCGTTCAAAAATATCAGAAAATCGCGGGATAATAATATCGGTGATAAGTCCGTATGTTGGCAAATAATACGCTACTGGCTGCTTAGGGTTTTCTTTTTTAAGCCGTATTGCCCGCCAACAGCAGGCTTGCGTTTTGCCAGAGCCATAACCTGCCACCATCGCAGGGAATGCGGCTTTGTGCGTTATAAAGTCCCATTGTGGCTCGGTAAATTCTATCATTCATCTTTTTTAATAATTTTTACAACGCCAAAATCCATAATACCCAAAGGATTCCCGTCCGCGCCTGTTTGCTCTTGCCTTTGCGAAAACTCGTCTTTTTTCTTGCGTTCCAGATACCATTGCGCGGTTTGTTTGTCCCCGTCTTCCATAGCTTTTGCAAGGACTGTGCGGGCTTTTAAAACCAATTTATCCTTCAATGCCGCTTTACGCTCCGCATACTC